AGCTGCTAAAGGACTAGCTGATTATGAAGAAGAGTGTGGTTGGAGAATTATCCTACCCGCTGCTACTTCCTCATTTTCTGGTAAGGGACTACTTGGTTCACGTCCTGCACCTATTTATGAACTTGATCCTGCATCTACAGGTGCTGGATATTTGTCAAAAGAACTTATTAACAAGATGATAGTTGGCTTTAAGAGAATAGGTCGTACACTTACAGATCTATATGTTTCTCCTGAAGACGCTGCTGATATTCGTGAGTGGACAGATACAGATATCGATCCAGTGACAAGAAGAGAAATTTTTCAGGCTGCTGGTATGGGAAGTATTTGGAATGTAACGCTTCATGAAATTCAGCATCTTGGTGCTACTGGTCTATATAACATTAATGGTACCGGCTCGCTTTATGGTAAATTTATAGCTGATGGTGGTAATAACTATAATTCATATGTCATTACTAATGGTAATACTACCAACGCTGATGGTACTATAAATGTTCTTGGTGAAACCCAGATTATTGGTTTTGACCATAGCGTCAATGATTCGCTTGTTATGCCTATCCGTAAAGACTACGAAGCACATGATGATCCAACTCTTCTTAGAGTACAGAAACAAGGTTTCTTTGGTTGGGAAGAAATTGGATTCGCATGTCTAGATTCTCGTATGCTGGGTCTCGGCATTATTGACAGAAGCTTATAATAGTATATAATCTATGGCGCCTTACTTTTATGTAAGGCGCTGTATAGATTATTATGGAGAGCGATATGAGTTTGATTCTGCAAGTGTTGATTATTATCGTGTTGATAGAAGCTATTACTAATGTTTTAAGCAAATCTATTTTGTTTAAACCTGTCAGAGAATTTTTTCACAAATATAATAAATTTATATATAGATTGTTGGACTGTCCTTATTGCACGTCAGTATGGGTGAGTATGTTTTGCATAGCTATGTTATACTTATATAATATAAGTGTATTGCCTCTACCTCTGGCGTTGTTTTTTATGGGGATAGTTTTTCATCGATTATCTAATATATTACATTTTATTATAGATAGAATTGATTCTAATTACATTGTTTTTTTGGATAAGGAAGACAAATAAAGAAAAGGTAAATTAAAGGAGGAAAAGGTTATGAACGGTTATATTAAAAATAAAACCCCCGTGTGGAGACACGCGATGAAAAGGCAAATTGGCCCAGGCGCAACAGTGAGTTTGGATGAGCTATATGCACAGTATGGTGAAAAGCATGGGTTAGAAGAAGGAGAGCCTTTTGTAGCATGGATTAGAAATATTAAATTAATAGATAAGGATACATGGCAGATCGTTTATGGGGAAGAAAGTTCTGAAACCGAGCCTAAAGAAGTTGAAAAAGAAGTAGCTGAAATGGTCGTGCCATATGTTAAAAAAGAAATGGAAGTAGACGAGGTTATTAATTTTTCTGTTAGAGCAGCCCGCGAAAAATTGCCAAAAATAACTAATTTAAATCTTCTTAAATATGCACTTAAGAGCGCTAATCAACTGGCAAATAAAGACACGTTGTGTAGGATGCTTAGAAAAAGAGTTGGTGAATTAGAGCTTTCTAGAAGATAATCAAAATAGGGGTATAATAAAATGGGATATAATGACTTTGGTAATCCAAAAAATACGGCTACTCCATATACCATTGATAGTATAATAGGAAGAAGTGATAGTAGAGACATTGTCCAATTTAGTACAATGACCGTCGTATCTGGCGCAGCTTCGCTTTTACCTACCAACCCGTTAGGCAGAAGAAATTTTATAAGAGTTAAAAATAATGGCGGCGCAAGTGTATATATAACAACGGCTGATGCAACTAGTAGTGGGCACGAGGTGCCCACGGGCCAAGAATGGGAAGAAAACACTGATGCCGTATTATACGTCGCCACTGCTGCTGGAACGGTAGATATTCAGGTATATGAAAGAGCAGCTAGATTTAATTATAGATAATAATATAGGGGAAATATATGATTAAAGTAGCAGGATGCTGGGAATTAGGTTGGAATACTCCATTCTCTGAATATGATCTTTGGCATTTTCCTATGAGAGAGTATGAGGTTGATGAATGGATTATGACACCAATATCTGGAATAGATAAAAAAGGAATTACAGAAGTTGAAACTATTGAAAAAGCTATAGAATTAAATAAAAATTTAACTCCAATTTATGTTGACGAAAAAGGTAAGAATGATCTATTAAATTTTAATCATCCTAAAGATGTGTTGTATATATTAGGAAGAACAACATATTCACCAATGATATCTATTGGCAAATATGATTCTATTAGAATTATAACGCCCAGAGGAGGAGATTTACTTTGGCCTCACCAAGCAATTTGTATGGTGTTACAAGATAGGTATATTAAATGGCAGTCATAATAACAGAAGCACGAAATCTAATAGACGAAGCTGATGCGGTTACTGATTGGGAGAGTCCAGTTGGTGGTGAAGCTGAAACTGTAGTTACTGCTGATCCATCTCCTATGGAACTTACCGGATGTTTAGGGCTAACAATTTCTCAAGAGGCAGGAGAAACAGTTCATACTTATTCTGCTGATTTTACGAGCACAATAATTTATGGATGGGCACAAGTTATTGGTGCTGTAGATGACTTAGCGACTGGTGGATTGGCTATAGCTCTTTATGATGATACTAATTTAGTTGCTTATCATGTTGCTGGATCAGATGTTGCTGGTTTTAGACATAGTGTAGGGCCTGTGGGTTGGCAATGTATAATGCTCGATACTTCTCAACTTCCAACTACTTATTATACTGAACTTGTTGGTACTCATGCAGCCCTTATGGTGAATATAGCAAGTATCACAGCAGTAGGTTATTATTTTTCTGTAGCTTCCAAGGCTCTTGGTGGAGCAAAAAACTGTTTCATTGATATATTAAGGCACGGAGTTGATGGAATCATAATTACTGGTGGAGGTGTTGGAACTGAAGGTGACTTTAGTGAGATAGCCGCTGCTGATAGAACAGATACTAATTTAACTGCTTTTGGTATATGTCATGAACTGGGCGCTGGATTATTCGGTTTGCAAGGGCCTTTAACATTCGGAGATGATGGAGGTACGGGATCGGTTGACTTTCTTTCTACTAATGAAGTTATTGTTTTTGAAGACCGCGGCCTTGGAACAAGTAGATATTATACTAATGTTAAAGGGAATGGAACTGGAAGCACATCATTTCAACTTGGTAATCAAATCGGCGCGACTACAGCAGGTAAAGATGGTTCATCTCTTATTTGTCCGATAGACGTTGGAGCGAAATTTGACGCGAGCGATACAGATGTAGAATATGTATTGATATACGGTTCATTGATTAAAGGTTTCAACAACGGTGTATTATTCTCAGCGGATGCCACCAATGGACCAAACCATGAGATTTTTGATACAAGTTTTATAGGATGTGGCCAAATAGACCCTGGTAAAGCACAATTCAAGAACAATTCTATTTCAAATACTACTTCATCAGGAACTGGAGCAGTATTATTAGATGGGGATGGCACCTCTGCATGGTCTGATTTAACTTTTACTTCTGGTGTCTCAGGTCATGGAGTTTATATTACCGTATCTGGTACTTACACTTTTGATAATATTCAAATGATAGGATATGGTGGCAACGGAACAATAGACGCTGCCATTTATAATAATTCTGGTGGCTTAGTAACTATTGATTCAACTAACGGTTCTTCTGGGCTAACTTATCTCAATGGAGTTAGTGCTTCTACATCGATTGTTAGCTCGGTAATTATAACATTGACTGGTTTAGTATCCAGTAGCGAAGTTAGGGTTTATGATGCGGGAACCACAACTGAATTAGATGGGATTGAAAATTCGGGCACCTCATTTGAATTTACTCTCAACAACGCTGTTTATCCATATGTAGACGTAGTGATCCATCATTTGGATTATAAATATTATAGAGTTAGTAATTATGAAGTACCGAGCACGTCTACCAGCTTGCCTATAGCGCAAGAAAAAGATAGATGGTACTCAAATCCATAAATAGGAGAATATTATGAAGGCAGCGGAAGACGCAAAGGAAAAAGTAATAAAATTAATAGATGAATTTATAGAACATTATGGGCCAAACGGTAGAAGTTTAGAGGTTTTGATTAAAATTACTAAACCGAACAACATGGATACACACGAAGAGGAATTTAAGTTTAGCGATGAGGTTAAGGTTAATTGGTGTGTTGAAATAGGCACT